CTAGAGACGCCAACCAACTTTATTCTCATTCCGGCTGAATGTGAAGACGTGGAGACTAACTAATGGACGTGCGTAAGTGGAAAGCAAAGAAACTAGGCGACGTTCTTGAGGGAAATCTAATAAGTACTGACTTCAATGTTGAGTATCCAGACACCGCTGTTCTAACTGTGATCGACAATTATGGCAACGAGAAGGTGTTTAGTAGTGCTCATAAACTGATCCGAGAACAACTAGGAGAACTAGAACTGAATTGCAAGACGCAGATCAAAGCGATTCAACCTGGACCTAAAAAGGGATTTGTTTATGAGATCTGCCAGAAAACTCTTCATACCGCACCAAATCAAATGGACTGGTATCTTTGGAGGCATAAAGCAGGATACAGATCTAACTGGAAACCTATTGATTGGACTTCGATTGATCTATGTGATCAAGGGTGTCCATTAGGTACCTACTATACCTACGCTCGGTGTATGCATGCCCAACAACCGAAGGTTTGGGAAGCTATAATTGATCAGGTAAGGCAATTTGGTGGAGCTAACATTGCTGTGCTCATACTGAGGGGAGGTAACCGAATAGGACTGAATATTGACTTGGCAGCGCTAAAGACGTTTCCTTGGACTGCCAATGAAGGTCAACGAGTTCAGATTACTTATTCTGGTCTAACACCGAACTACACTCAGAAGAGAAACTTCCTGGTTGAGTTTTTAGGGGGTAGCTGGACAAAAGCTCTTGAACAGACCAGAGAGCATGATTCTGAGAATCTTCTTCTATATTTATAGAAAGAAGATTCTCAGAATCATGCTCTAGACGACTACGAAGTCCAGATGCAAGCCTGGAGAGTAGCTCTCAGCAGTGATCCAGAATGTAATGAGCATGAGGACCTATGACTAGTATGCCTAAGTCTCCTGTGCAGCAGTTCTTTCAGGTCGTTACTTATCTTTTACCAGAGAGCATGATTCTAGAAATCTTTTTCTATAATTATAGAAAGAAAATTCTCAGAATCATGCTCTAGACGACTACGAAGTCCAGATCGAAGAAGGCATCCTAGCATCTTTGGAAGAAGACATCTTAAATGACACTAGAACAATGGCTCAACACGTCATACGGCGTCACCAACAAAGTTGGTGACGAGGTAAGGTTCCCTTGCCCTAACTGTCAGTTCGAGAAGTTCTACTTCAACCTTAGGTTACAGGTCGGTCATTGCCATAGAGCCTCGTGTGGTTACAGTCCATCCCTCAAAGCTTTGAATCTCAGATCCAGAACCAAGATCGGTACGTTCATCAACAGTGAGGTCGAACATTACGAGAAGCCTGCTCCTAAGCCTAAGCTAGAGATCCCTGAGAGAGCCAAGCCTCTGGTTGAGCTTGTTAACGGCCAGTATATGACTAAGTATGAACGCGCTGCTGGCGAAGTTTTGAAACGCGGGGTATCATATGAAAATCAGTATCGCTTTAAGTTTCAGTTTGATGGCCAGCGGGTCTACATTCCGGTCTATTCGAATGGTGAGCTTTTGAATTACGTGGGCCGCGCAGCGTGGTGGAAGGAAATGAATATTTCCAGGTACAAGTACGCCACTGGTGCCAGTACCCGATGTACGATCTTCAATTGGGGGGAGATGCAATCTAAAGAGAACATCCTGCTGGTTGAGAACACTTTTAATGGCATCTGGCTGATGGAGTCGTTCAATGGCACCAGCAACTTCGGCTCTGATCTCAGCAAGGAACAGATTGATCTAATTCACTATTCAGACGTGAAGAGAGTAGTCATTTTATGGGATGAAGGGGCGGCGCGCCTGGCTAGTCGAGCGGTAACCAGATTACGAGAGAAGGGAGTACAAGCGGTTGCACTTAGAATTAAAGGCCAACCAGATCATTATAGTATTAGTGAACTTAAGCCTTGGATAGAATTTGCTTTGCAGAATATTAGACAACGAAGTGCAATCATCGATACTACAACATGATAGGAACTTCTATTAAACATGGATTCGCCCGTAAGGGACATATACATCCCATTTATAGGGCTTGGACAAGTATGAAATCCAGGTGTTCCAACGTTAACGTACCTAATTGGAAGCATTATGGCGGACGAGGAATCAAAGTTTGTGACCGCTGGCTGACATTCGAGAAATTCAAAGAGGATATGCTTCCAACTTGGCAATCAGGGCTAGAGTTAGATCGAATTGATGTCAACGGGGACTACGAGCCATCAAACTGCCGATGGTCCACAATATCTCAGAACTTAAAAAATCGCCGTAATCGATCCGAGTTCCAAAGTGAAAAGAACGGAGTTACTTGGGACAAGAACTCTAAAAGATGGGGATATAAAAAGTACTTCTCTTCCAAAGAAGAAGCTGAAGATTTCGCTAACCAAAACAGGAGGCAATCATGACTGAGTTTGGGTTCGATTTTGAGACCATGACAACGGAGGAGCTAGCCGCTAACATCCTGGACCGCCTGCGCATCGATCTCGATGCTGCGGACCTGGAAGGTAATGCTCCGGACTCGCAGGCACTTAAGTTCTTTGAGGCGATCCGTCTCGTGGCCAAGGAAGACCCGCAGACCCTTGCGGACGGATTTATGGCACTGAGCATCGACTGCACTCATATGGAAGAGGAGCTATTTGCGCTCAATAATCTGATCAGGTCTTACGCGGGCGCGGATGTCGGGGTTGATAACCTCGCCGATGACGTTGACGACTGGGAAGTCAACTAGTGAGCGATACTGCTTCAACTCTCCCTCTGTACCAGACGTACCACAACTGCGACCCGAACACGGGGGGCAAACCGTTGTGCGCTCTGCCTACATTGACCAACAACTGGAGCCAGCCCTATTGTAAGCACCCTCAGATTTGGGGATGCTCGCTTGAGGAACTGGTGGCAGGTAAACGTGGTGACCCGTCGAAGTCACGAACGTATCGTACGTTCGTTATCAATGATTATGCGAACAAGGAGGCCGACCGTGCTGGCTTGCCAGTATGGGGGGATGCGAGGAGAGTTCTCATAACTGCTCTTCAGTTCGCCGCATTTGACCCCAGAACGACGTACGTGACGAACCAGGGCAAGTGCCTAGGCCCTTCACGAAAACCGTCTGGAGGCGAATACAAAGCGTGTAGGCAGCATCTTGAGTATGAACTTTGGAAGTACAAGCCTTCGACTATCATTCTGCTGGGCTCCGAGGGTTTGAAGTTGTTCGGCCTAGACGGCAAGGGTGGCATCAACTCGCTACACGGTCAGGTCTTCAACTTGCCGTACCCCAAGTGGGACGATCCTATGGAGTTTAGCGTCATCCCGACGTTCAACCCAAAGCAGTACCTCGTCAACCAGGACATGCGGGTAAAGAAGCACATTCAGAACGATCTTAATCGTGCCAGCCAGGTCGCTAATGGAGTTGAAGTAACTAACGCCTTCTATAAACCGGAGTTCGAAGTCGTAACAAGCGAAGAGCGCCTGGCCGAGGTGATTGACATCATCACGGAGCATGGCATCTTCGCGTTTGACACGGAACTTCCTGATCTGAACTTCATGGACTCTCCTTGCATCATGGTCCAAATGTCCATCGGTATTGGCCAAACCTGGGTGGTGCCTTTCTATCAACACGATCCTGACGCCAGCTTCATGGGAAAGTACAAGCTGACGCCTGTCTGGACAGATGAGCAGCGCGAGCGCGTAAACCGCAAGCTGGCGGAGCTATACGAGAACCCTAAGATCATCAAGTGTGGACACCACCTGAAGTTCGATATGAACGTTCTACGCCGCTGGTGCTCCATCAGAACAGTAGGCTGGTTTCTAGATGGCCAGGTTATGCACCATCTTCTGGACGTTCGCCAACCGCACGGCCTGAAAGATCTCGCAGACAGCGAGTTCCTGTGTGGCAACTATGAAGAGACAGTGAACGACATCGTAGGTCATGGCCGAGACAAGACCTGCACCTATGACAACATCCCCGATCATATCTTCTGGCAATACGGCGCAACAGACGCCGAACTATCGTATCGTTTGGTAGAAGCTTACTTGGAACGTATCTCTCGCAAAGCTAATCTGATGAAGGTGTACACGGACGAGTGCCTCGGTGCCATCAGTACTTTGGCGGAGATGGAATACAACGGTAACCATCTGAACTTGCCGAACATTGCACGCATCGAGAAAGCATTCGAGGAAGAGATCACAGATTTGACCATCAAGTGCCGTGCTCTAACTCAGCCGGACTTTAACCCCGGCTCGCCGGATCAGGTGGCCAAGCACTTGACACAGATGGGTTACGGACATATCGTAATCGACAAGGAATCAGCTAGCGGATTCCGTACAGACAAAGACACCCTCATGGAGATCGATGAGGATGAATGCCCGCTCGCCGGCTACATCGTCAAGTACCGGAACCGACGCAAGTTTCTGAGTACATACGTAGTCAAGGCACAGGCTAACATGAATTCGGACGGCCGCGTACGGTACTCGTACAACCAGGCTAGCGTCCTGACGGGTCGCTTGTCCTGCACGTTTCTCCACCAGATCCCCAAGACAGATGAAGATAATCCGATCGACGGCGATCTGTTCATGCGGGACATGATCGATGAAGTTGATGGGTTCAAGCTATTCCATGCCGACTACGAACAAATTGAATTGCGCGTCTTCGCTCAGCTTACGGGCGAGAAATCGCTGATAGATATTCTGGCTGACCCCAACGGCGACGTTCACAGATTCACGGCCGCAGGCGCGCTACAGATCGAACCATCTGAAGTATCAGACTACAACCGTTCCCATGTCGGCAAGCCTTTGAACTTCGGCGTCATTTACGGCTCGGAGGGTTATGCCTTAGCCAAGATCGACTATGAAGATCCACGTACGGGCAAGAAGATGAAGATCGGCAAGGATAACGCCTTGCTGTTCGTTCAGAACTTCCGTGAGAAGTACAAGAAGATCAACGAGTTCCTCGTGTATGTGCCTGATATGGCACGCGCAAGAGGCAACAAAGTACTCACAGCATTTGGTCGAGAGATCATCGTTCCAGACCTGGGACACAAAGATGAGTGGATTCGTAAGGCTGCCGAAAGAACTGCCACCAACGCGGCGGTTCAGTCCCCTGCTGCTGGTATCACCGTGCGCACGCTGAACGCGATGCAGTCGATTCTCGATGAGTTGCAAATTGGTCCAGATTTGTGTAGATTATGCTTAACGGTCCACGACTCGATCGGGGCTGGCGTTCATGAATCAATCCAAGATTGGTTCGAAGAGACGTTTCGATTGGTAGCCGAGAGACCGATTCCAGAACTAGGTAACCAGAAGTTCCCGGTCAAGTGTGGTTGGGGTACAACATGGGCAAAGGCTGAACAGGCCGCAGTATAAATGATGGACCTACGCCCAGCGTAAGGAGCAAAATGACAGCAGTTCACGTAGAAAGAGAAGGCCAATTGCTACCGGTCGAGATTGACCCAAACCACCTGAGCATCGATATGTCCGTCCTGGATGTTGAGCTTTGCCAGGTAGGGCGTCTAATCTACGAGTACGGTATCATCGAAGCGGAATGTCGGCTACGAGTGGCACGTCTTGAGACGTACCTTGACAACACCAAGGCTAAGTTGGATAGCGAGATTCGCAGCAAGTTCGTCACCGCCGGGGTAAAATTCACCGAGGCCAAGGTCGAGAGCGAAGTCACGCAGTCTGATGTAGTCCAGGAGATTTCATCCCATCTGGCATTAGCCAGTCAGGATGCGATCATCATGCGTTGGGTAATGAGCGCATTGGTTCATAAGTCCGAGAACCTGAGAGCCCTTGCGTTTAGAGAAGGCCAGAGTATTCGTGCGGATAGAGGCTAATGCCAGGCGTAACCGGGATGAAATACAACAAACACGGATTGTGCCGTCGCGGTAAGATACATCCATTGTATCGTTCTTGGGGGAGCATGAAATCCAGGTGGTTGAACGCTCTTCGGAGCCGCAATCCCCGAGCGATGCTCGGGGTTAGGCGACGCCTTGGTTCTCAATGTAAAGCTTCAGAACCTCAAGAGGGGCTCCTCCAACGCTACACACGAAGTAGCCAGAATCAACTTTTCTCAGTGGCGCTATCCACGAAGGGCCTTCGCGGTAAAGCTGCGGTAAGCAAGGCAGTGGGAATGTAAAGAGTGTGGTGCTCTACACGACCGCGATACAAACGCGGCTCGTAACATCCTACATGCTGGGCTGGGATGCAGCCTCGGATTTCTGGAATCATCGGGCGGTGCCCGATGAGCATCAACAATTTGCAATAACAAGAAAGGGCTAAATAATGGCACTAGAACGACACGAAACAGATCAGAAGAGGCTTGAGCAAGAACACGAGCGAGACTTGAAGGGTGCTGGCAATTTTGCTCGCAACCTAGCACCCGGACGCACGACTCTTCGCATCATGCCCGCATACTCGAACAAGGGTATGTGGTTCCACAAAGTGGTAGAGCACTTCATCCCAAGCAAGCAGCGCTCGATCGTGTGTTGCGAGGATCAGTACGGTCGCTGCCCGATCTGCGAGGAATGTGCACGATTGGACGAGGCCGGTGATGAGGGCGGAGCCAAGGATTTCAAGCCCACTGTCAAGTTCCTCATCAACGCAGTGATCCTCTCGGACCCAACCAACAAGGTCTCGGCCAAGGACGGCGTGAAAGTCATTCGCATCGGCTCGACTGTAAAGAAGGCCCTTGTGGATCTAGATGTTGACAAAGCCAGTGGATACGGTGACATCGTTTCCTATGACCATGGCTTCAATGTCAACATTGATCGCTCGGGCCAGGGCCTCAAGACGGAATACAAGGTGAAGGTTATCCCTACTCGCGTAGATATCGTGAAGCAACTGACCGAAGAGGGCATCGATGTGAACCAGTTCCAGTTGAATGACCTGGAGTCCATCCTTCCCGCAAAGACCTACGAGGACACACAGAGCGAGTTCCTGAGTCTGATGTCGGACGAGCCGCAGGAAAGCAAGCCTGTGTCAACCCCGGCAGCGACAGTGCGTAATCCAGGCGAGCCAGCACCGACAGCAGTGGTTCCTGCCCCCCCGGCACCCACCCCGACTATGAAGACCTTCGTCCCACCGACTGTCGGTCCCAAGGTTGCAGGCATTGTGATCCCACCCCCACTGATGAGAAAGGTATAATATGGCCAAGTCCAAAGGTTATACACTCGAACAGAAGAACGAGATGAAGGTAGCCTATGAAGGAGGCACTCGTCTCAGATCGCTGGCTGAGACGTGGGGCGTCAGTGTTCCCACTATGGCAAAGTACGTTCGCAGTGCTGGTGGCACCCTGCGCAACGCAGGCACACCCCGCAAGGTGACAGAGACGGCGGCTGAATTGCCGTCCGTACCCGTCGTCCGACGTATACTTCCTTAGTAATTTAGGTTCTTTGGGGACGCTATGCGCCTAACTAAAGTCCTTCAAAAGAGAGCCAGCTTAATCGCTGAAGGCAATAAGCTACTCGCTGAAAGCGATAAGCGATTCGATGAAGGCAATAAGCGATTCGAGGAAGGCAATAAGCTAAACGCTAAAGGCCATAAGCTACACAATGAGTACCGTAAGCCATTCAATGAAGTCTGTAAGCTATACGATGAAGGCAATAAGCTACTCGCTGAAGGCAATAAGCTATACAATGAAGGCGATAAGCTAATCGCTAAAGGCGATAAACTACTCACCAGCCACTTCAAAGGTACTAAATACGAATTAGTAGATTTTGGTGGGTTTGAGATCCTTCTAATCAACGGTGTAGGACAATACACAGGTGTTGAGTTATGACAAAAGGTCATAGACTCCGGACGGTGTCCGGAGCGTGCGAGACACGGAGAGCTAAACCTGAGGACATTCAGTTCCTAACTCACAACACCTGGAGGCTGCGAGCACCACTCTCGGTTTCCGTTGCAGAGAAATAGATGACAAAAGATGATGCCAATTCACTTCTGGAGAAACTGAACAAGGCAAAGATTGGGGCAGATAAGAATTCAGGTACAGCAGCATTCGGTACAGATCTGACTCTTACTTCCCACGTACCTTTCGGCATTCCGACTGGCGTCCCGGAGCTTGATCTATCGATCGGTCGTAACGGATGGCCAGCCGGCCGTATCATTGAATTGTACGGTTTGCAGTATTCAGGCAAAAGCACGGCCGCCTATCATGCCATGGCCCAGGCTCAGCGTATGGGAGGTCTGGCAATCTTGTTGGATACGGAGCGAGGCTTCGATCCATCACGCGCAGCACAGTGCGGCGTGCAACCGGCGGCTCTCATCGTGAAGGAGCCAAATGATATTGAAGAGATCTTTGAGACCATTCAATTCCTTCTAAACGAAGTGGACGTGTCAACGGAGACTAACCCTATTGTCATCGCGATCGATTCCCTCACAGGAGTCGAGACACGGTTTAACCAGGCACGCAAATTCGATGAAGAACAACGTGTAGGTGAAGACGCCCGAGCAATTCGACGCGGCCTTCGCAAGCTCAACGCGCTCATTGCAGAGAAGAAGGTCACCCTGCTTCTCATCAACCACGCTACTGCATTGATTGGAAACATGATAGGCAAGAAGACGGACAGTGCAGGTGGCCATGCTGCAAAGCTTCTTTCCAGTGTACGGGTAGAGTTCCAGCGAGTTGGCAATATCTACGATGGAGAGAAGGGCGATGATCGCACACGTCGAGGCGAGACAGTGCAACTATCGATTCAGAAGAACCGCATGTTCGCGACGGGTGCCCCAACTGTCACAGTGGAACTTACGGAGAAGGGCTTTGATCTGTACGTGGGTCTCTTTGATGCGTTCGAAAAGATTGGTGCTATCAAGAAGATCAACAACATGAACTACAATTTCGTACCCTCCGGGACGACCATGGCGAAACGGGACTGGCGGAAGTTCGTAGATACTTACGAAGGGCCTGAGGGAAACATTTTGGGTCTCGAAGGTTTCTATTCGTACTTTCTCCGACTTGCATCCAATGATAATTGGATAAAACTATATGCCTAAACCGAATGCTTTTAAGCATGGAATCAAATATCGATGAGTTACAGTTTCATTGTATTTTCGGATCTCCATATCCATGAATGGTCTTACGGTAGCAAGATCATATCTGGGTATAACTCTAGATTGATAGGACAAGTAGATGCCGTCCTTCAACTGGTGCGGTATGCTAAAGAACACGACGTACAAGATGTATTCTTTTCTGGTGACTTCTTTCATACTAGTACTGTTACGGCAGAAGTCAGTCAAGCAGCTACGGACATTGGACTGGCATTTAAAAAAAACAACCTTAATCTCTATGTAATAGATGGAAATCATGACCAAGCCAACAAGGACGGATCGAAAAACGCTCTCTATTTGTTCAAGGGCTGGGATGGCGGCATTGAATATCATGGTCATATAGATGAACCTATTGTACTTCCTAGGGCTAAAGATATTGAGATGTATTTTTCATCCTTCACTCACGACAAAGAGGTTCTGAAATCCAGACTAAAAAAGATTACTCCTCGCTCTTTAGTTTTTCTTCATCAGGGAGTAGGTGGAGTGGAGATTAATTCGAAAGGGTTCACACTCAACGAGATTCTAACTCCTGATATGGTCCCTGAATGTTTGCAAACCTTTACTGGGCATTACCATTCACATAAACATGTAACTGATCGTTTGACTATTCCAGGATCACTGATACAATTGAATTGGGGTGACACGGGTGAATGCCGAGGATGGCTTCATTGTCAAGTTGATGGAGATTATATTCGAATGGATCAAATTAAGTCCAAAGCAAGCAAGTTTGTTCAGATCCATTCTCCTGCCGAGCTCCCTAACGATCAGATTGTTGGCAACTTCATCCGACTAGTGACGGAGGATCATAACCCTTCATTCATTGAGGATGCAGCCCGTGAGCTTTCCAAGGCAGGAGCCGAATCTGTCGAAGTCAAGACCGTCATCCAGTTAGACAAGAGTGTACAACAAGTCGAGACTAAACAGTTCAACTCCTTGAACGAGATCATCTATGCCTATGCGTACGAGAAGGAACGCGCCGGTGTGATTACCGAATACGATCGCCTAGTGGGCGAACAGCTACTCAAAGATAACTATCAGGTGCCCACTATTTAACGTGATTATTAGAAAGTACAATAGTGGACACAACAAAATGAAAAAACACGGATTCAGCACTGGAGGCAAAAAGCACCCGATTTATCATGCATGGGGTGACATGAAGCAGCGTTGTTCCAATCCTAAATGTCCTCAATACAAGGATTATGGTGGCCGGGGCATCACGGTTTGTGATCGTTGGATGAAGTTCGAGAACTTTAAAGAGGATATGCTTTCTACTTGGAAACCCGGACTTCAGTTGGATCGAACTAATAATAACGGTAATTATGAACCCGCTAATTGTATGTGGGTTACGCCGTCTGTTAACGGGAAAAATCGACGATGCCGGGTCTCGAAGCAAAGTAAGTATCCTGGTGTGACGTGGAATAAACACGTTCGTAAGTGGGCAGTGCGATACACATTTGATACACAAGAAGAAGCAGAAGTGTTCTATGAAATTACTGCGACTACACGCTAAGAATTTGTTTTCATTGAAGGATGTAACACTTGATCTTAACAATAGAGGCTTGTTACTTGTCACCGGTCATTCCATTGATGAAGGTGGAGCTAACGCCTCAGGCAAGAGTTCACTTAGTAACAAAGCAATCCTGTGGACGCTATTCGGCCAGACGGCTGGTGGAGAAAAAGCAGATGCAGTCGTTAATCGATTTCGTGGTGAAGGCGAAGAAACCTTTGGTGAGATTGAGTTCGAATCTACTAGCGGCGGTAGGTTTCGCCTTCACCGGAGTCGTGGGCCATCCCGGCTACTACTCTATGATCTGGATGCAGATAAGAACATCTCTTCGACAACTGAGAAAGACACTCAGGTTATCGTAAACAAGATCCTCGGTCGTAATCGTGAGACCTTTCTTCAAACCGATTTTTTCGGTCAAGGTAAGTCTGCGTCATTCCTAGACCTCACACCTAAAGCTCAGGTCGAACTGCTAGAGAACATTCTCCCGTTCGAACGCCTGAATGAACTGCATGACAAGGCCAGGCACTACCACGGTCTAGTAAAACAAGTAGTCCAACGCTACGTTGATCGGGTAACGGAAACTCAAGGGCAGCTACAGGAATGCCAACGCCAGGAACGTGTACTCTCAACCTCGGTCGATAAGTGGGAACAAGATCAGATTGTTTCTATTGCTAACCTAACAGCACAGCTTGAAGCGTTACAAGTCACAGGTGAAGGCCATGAGCGCATGTGTGAGCTAGAAGACCTACTAAAGAACATGTACAATCCGATCTTGACCCAACAGATGATCGATGAGGCCAATGCGGAGATTTCTAAGTTAACGCCATATCTGAAGACGTATAAAGACATCATTAATCACTCTGATCGGAACCTACTGATCCTGAAGGCAGTACCAGAACCAGAGAAGGCTCCTATCTGTCCTACATGCAAAGTACCGTTTACCCCGGAAGCAATTGCGCGTTTCATCAAGGATCGACAAGAATACCTAGGCAAAAAGGACGAACTTCTAGCAGCCAAGACTACAGCTAAGGAGTACCTTCAGGCGGTCGAGGGTGGGCTAGAAATGTCACGTCACGTTCTAGCTGACCTCTACACCGGAAATCAGAACTTCGCAGCACGGCAGCGAGAATTGGATACCTTGAGGACACAGGCGTCTGACATTAAGGTCCAGCAACTTGAGTTTGCATTGGCTGATGCTATGGAAGCAAAGAACCCATATGCCGCTTTGTACGAAGAGAATGCAAAGCGAATGAACAATGTAGTCAGTCAATATAATGCCTTCAAAGCGAAAATTGATGAGACTGCTAAAGAGGTTACAGCGCTTGAGTTCTGGCTAGGTTCGTTCAACAAAGAACTGAAAAACGAATTGCTCCGCCAGGTATGCCCGTTTCTGGAACATAAGAGTAGAATACACTTGAGTGCGTTGGGAAATCCGCAGATGAAGGTCACTTTCACAACTACGAAAGTGTTGAAGAGTACCGATGAAAAGAACGAATTCACTGTCTCAGTTGACTCTTCCACTGGCGGCGGAACTTATGATTCTCTCTCGGGGGGAGAAAAGCAGATGGTTAATTTTGCTGTCGGAATGGCGCTTGCAGACCTTGCAGAGTCCCAAGTGGACGGACCAAGTAAGCTGGCGATCTTAGATGAACCTTTCATGTCCCTCGATGCTCGCAACTCCGAACTGGTAGTCAACTACCTACAAGCCTACATGGCCAAGAAAAAGGACACAATCCTTTTGGTCAGCAACGAGGAGTCATTGAAGATGTTGATTCCGAATCAGGTACGGGTAGTCAAGGAGCGTGGCGTTTCACGACTGGAGCAATGATGGTGGGTCTTACGAATCAAGAAGATGAACACGAAGTTGTCAATTCGTCGCTTACTCATGTGCGAGCACAGGAGTCCCGATGGGAGCAGAACCGTAGACTCTTTGTTGACTTTGAAACCCGAACGGTTTGGGTCGAAGGTGAAGTTGAGAGCGGGTTTGGTTGTTGGTTTCAAAGCATCATGTGGGAACTTGTCCGACTGGACGACAAAGCGCCTGTAACTATCTGGCTATGCACACCAGGTGGAGATGTAACCTCATCTTATCAGTTTTATGACTTTATACGGTCAGCACCCTTTGAAGTAACTATCATCGGACATGGTGAGGTGGCTTCAGCGGGGGTTCTAATGCTGGCATGCGGGCACAAGCGCTATGCTACTGAGAACTGCGTCGTTATGGCTCACGAGTATCGAGGCGGCATGGGGCAAGGTGAACTGAAGGCTTCAGAAGCCAGAGATCGCCGAGACTTCGAAGACTGGATGACTGATTCATGGTTTGAGCTCATGGCTCGCCACACGAAGCATGATGCGGAATTCTGGAAGAAGAAGCAGACCAAGAAGGCCGAGTTTTGGCTCCTGGGTGCTAAGGCAATCATCGATATTGGGATTGTGGATGCTGTCTATGATCCGTACAACAAGCTGGTGGGTGTGCCGTTAGTTACACCCAAAGATGAGGTAAGGCCGTGAAGTATCATTGGTACAGGAAAATGATATGGCAACGGGTTGCGTACTATTTTCCCCGTTGGGAATACGTCAAGTGTTGGAATGAACGAATCTATATGGCATTTAAATGAACGAAATAGATATGTTCGGCCACGTTTTCTACGCCTTCCTGGCGATAGGAACGTGGTTCCTTGGTAAGCGAGACATTAACGGTTGGGGGCTCCGCATGTTCGGCAACGTAGGTTGGATTGTACTTGGCGTTATGATGGGGATGTCTAGCATCTGGCTGTGGGAGATCATCTTCCTGATCCTTTCGTGGAAAGCCTACAAGGAATGGCGACGCCAGCCGAAGACCTTCGTTAGCGAAACGGATCATGCTGTCCCGCAACCTGAGGCGCTTGATGAGCAGCGAGCGGCAGGAGAAGGGGCTGGCACAACGAAATTCGGCTTGTCCTATAATAGAGATAGAAACTATCATGGGAGTCTAGCAAGACTAGCAAGGAACGAACAACGTGGCAAAGATTAGACCGAGCAGTGCTAAATCGAAGGGGCGAAAATGGCAACAGGAAATTGCTCGTCTAATCACCGAGAAATTCGGGCTAGACGAAGGTGACGTGGTTAGTAGACCTATGGGCAGCGGAGGAGCAGACCTTATGATGAGTCCCGCTGCCCGTCGTTCTTTTCCGGTGACGGTAGAAGCGAAGAAGACCGCAGCAGATCCAGGCCGCAAGGCTATGAAGCAAGCTCAATACAACGCACTCAAGGGCACGATCGGTGCCGTCATATGGCAGACGACAGGCGAAGGCGGACCGAAGGGTGAGATACGTTTCGATCTAGTCGAATTCATCGACTGGTATAAGACGCTAGTAGTAAAGCTCAAGGAGACAAAATGAAAGCCGTACCTCTATTCAATCGAGTCCTGGTGGAGGTAGTCGAGAACGTTGCCACAACTCCAGGCGGTATCATCATCCCCGATGCAGTCAAGGAAAAGCCGCAGGAAGGCGTCGTTGTTACGGTGGCTACTGAATGTCGCTTCGTGAAGCCGGGAGATCGAGTCCTCTTCTCCAAGTACGCGGGCAATGAAGTGACTGTTGGAGAGAAGTCGCTGCTCATCATGCATGAAGAAGACATCATGGCCCGATACGAGGCAGAATGATGGCAAAGAAAGCATCAGGCGGACATCTAGTAATGATAATACCTGATGTGCACTTCCCTATTGAAAACAAACAAGCGGTTGAAGTGACTAAAAAAGCATTAACAATTCTTAAGCCTACACGTACAGTATTTTTGGGGGACATGTTAGATTGTGGAGCTTTTAGTACCCATGGAGCTAAAACATTAAAAGAATTACGACAATCTAATTTTATTGAAGAAGAGGTGAAACCGGGAAATGATTTTATAGATTTTGCTCAAAAATATACAAAAACTGAGACAGCGTTTGTAGAAGGAAATCATGAGTCAATCCAAATAGATACAGAGGTTCTCACTGATAATGGTTGGATCGTTGCATCCAAATTAACAATGTACGACAAGATTGCGAGTTTTGATTCCAATATAAATATTACATATAATCTACCTGAAGCGCTATCTCGATATCCAGCGCCTTTATATTCCGTCACAGGGAATATGTCAGATGAATTAGTATCAAATACACATAAAATATATGTAGACAATAAATTAATTCCTATGGAAATAGGAAAAATTAAGCAACATCGTTTTACTTATTCTGGGCTAAGTAAGAAAACGTCAACAATCATAGAGTCCGATAATGAATTACGATTGATGATTCAAGCTATTATGGGTGCAACTTTTGTAATAGGATCAGGAATCAAAGCAAGGGTTCAATGGAAATTAAGCAAACCAAGAAAAATTGAAAGACTTCAAACTCTTTTAAACGACTTAGATATTAAATATACTATTCGTAAAGCAACAAAATCAGGGGTTAATAAACTTCAACCCTACTACATTTGTTTATATTCAGAACAAGCGCGACATCTAATTTCCCAGTTAAATAATAATAAAACTATACCAAAAAATTGGGTAAATTTAAATGAAAATCAACTTAAAGTAGTTATCGAAGAAATAAGACACACTTATGGTAGTTTTAAAAACACTAATGGGGCTAAATACGTACTATGGAAGACTACTGATGAATGCGCTGCTAATATTCTGCAACTAGCAAGTATTACAAATAATATTCCATGTGTAATTAAAGGCAATTTAAAAAATCTTAGCGGATTTAAGCTCGACTGTAAATCACAATATCATGTTAAAATATATACAAACATATTAAGTAATAAACCTTTCACAAAAATTAGTGACACTAAAATTATTGATACTGTAATTTCAATTCAAAGTATTGATGGTACGTTAATTACCAGACGTAACGGTAAAGTAAATTTTACTGGTAACAGCAGAATTACTCGATGGGCTATAGACCACGGAGCAGGGGCTCAGTCTTTGTATGACTCTATTTCACCTGAATATCTATTATCTAAAGGTAGATCTAATTTTAAATACATACCTTACCTACAAAATAGTGCTCCAATTCTGCCCTATTATCCAATAACGAAAAACCTGATCGCAGTTCATGGCTGGTCGGCTTCACGTAATAGTGCTGCATTTCATTTAGATAGATCCAAATCGGTTTCAGTGGTGTATGGACACGTACATAGACAACAAATGGATTCATATAGAGATCCTTTCATAAAAGAACGTCGGGTTGCATTTTCGGTTGGATGCTTGAGTGAACTTCAGCCAATTTATATGCACAGTCCAAGTGCGTGGCTTTGGGGCTTTGGGTTAGTTTGGATTAGTCAATCAAATCCAAAAGAATGGACTGAATATATTTGTAATATTACAGATAAAGGTCGAGTTATATTGCCTGATGGTACCGAAGTCAAAGCATGATGTGGGGCTTCTCTGCCGAGAGCTGGCGGGAGTGGTGTCTAGCTAACGACTTAGATCCGGACGATATTGCGGCCACTATGACTAAGATCCAGGAATCGGCCAAGTTCATCTGCGCTAAGTGTACCCTGCCATTAGACAATGATGAGATCTATGTTCAAGTGGAGCCTCCTCCACCACTGATAGTAGCCAAGTACCTACACGGCCCATGCTTGCTTCAATACTTAGCAGAGTATGGCGAAGAGTTGTCTGATTCTATCATGTGCCTAATTTACGGAAATAAAAGATGAGGGATCGATTAGTAGATAATTACCGTAGTATATACCTGATCGGTTCATTACGGAATGCCCGTATACCTCAGATCGCCACCAGGCTTAGAACTAAGAATACCGAAGTATTCGAAAACTGGTACTCAGCCGGGTCGGGAGCGGATGACGCCTGGCGGGATTATGAGCGCGGAAGAGGGCATACTTACGAACAGGCGCTTTCAAATCACTCCGCTAAACATGTATATGCTTTTGATCATTTCCATCTTAATCGTTGCCATGCTGCGGTGCTAGCTTTACCGGCGGGACGTAGCGGGCACACGGAAGCGGGCTTTATGTCTGGCCAAGGTAAGCCTGTTTTCATGTTATTAGATGAAGAAGGAGAACCAGAACGTTTAGATGTAATGTCTCAATTTTTTTCGGGTGTATTCCATACAGTTGATGATGTACATACCGCTATTGATTGTTATTCGTGGCCGAAGATTCCTTTACTACCATTTTTCACAGTCATGGACGCTTCCTGGTTGGCGGGATTATGGGAAGGAGATGGTACATTTTGTCTAACTGGTAATGTGCCACGAATGCTTTTGCAAATGTCAGACTACGATGTAATTGAGCGTGCTGCTTCTATTATGAAGACAAATGTATGGAAACAAAATCTCACTGTTACTGGTAAGCGAATGTGGGGTACTGGTTGCAATGGACTAACTGCCGTTGAATGGATGAGAATTATTCGGCCATATATGGGGCAACGAAGACAAGAACAAATTCGTTGTACCGTACAAGGGTGGCTTAGCCGGCGAAAGTACCGGCAACAAGACAAGGACTGGTGGCTTCGTATGTTCAATCTTCAAGAACGGGTATCATAATGGAAACATGTAGTGTAAAACTTATTTCTCTGACAAAGCCATCAGGAGATTTGGAACACCTGTCTGCGGAGGAATTGATCGCGTATACGGCACGAGTGAGCAATCCTGCTAATCAAATGAATCAA